GCTGCTGCATCAGCAAAAGATAGAGTACCTGCTCCATCGGTTGTTAATACTTGACCGCTTGTACCATCGGTTACATTTAATTCAGTAATTCCAACTGTGTTAGAACCTATGCTAGTGGTTAAAGCTACATTGCCTGAGCCATCAAAAGAAACTCCTGAAGCTGTAACATCACCAGTTAAGCTAAAATCTCTTGCAGTTGCTAAGGTAGTTGCAGTTAAAGCAGCAACACCTAAAGCATCAACAAAGGATTTAGTAACTCTAGCATCTATTGCTGAATTAGCTCTAGCATCAGTGTAATAAAGGTTAGTATTCTCAGGAACTATGCTTGTATCTAGGGTAGTTGGTGTTGATTGATTTGAGCCATCACCATAGAAGATCTTGCCTGAGTTTAAGTTAGGTGTTGCATTAGTTCTTCCTGCACCCTGTACACTAAATGTCATATTAGTATTAGGGCTAACTCTAACTACCCTACCTAAGTTTTGAATAAGATTGCTTTCGCCTGTTGGTGGAATATTTGTAACATTACCTGCTTCTGTGGCACTAATATATAAGACATCATTGACGCTTAATGTCACTCCAGTTTCTATGTTATTAGAACTTGAAGTATCAATACCCTCTAGTGTACCTAGAACAGTCATTTGTCCAGTTGCATTATTATTAATATCGGCTCTTGCTATACCAACCGCAGGCATAGTTGATGCACTATTTGCTCTTGCTAAAGCTACTGTAGGTGTATCACCTGATAAACCTGTAACATAAACTGCTTGTCCTTTGTAGATGGTGCTTCCTGTAGTATTGCGAATAGGTGTTTGAATTGCACCATCAATATCACCTAGTACTTCATCTGTAACTGTTACGCTATTGAATGTGACATCATCTGTCGTACCTACAGATTGTCCTATGGAGATAACTCCACTTGAGTAAGTAACGCCTGTTCCACCTGATAGATGAGAATCTACTAAGCTATCTGCATAATATAAATTAGTAGAGCCTTCGGTTAGATTGTCGGTTGTTTTGGTTGCAAGTCTTGTATCAAATCTTGCATCTGTGTAATAAAGATTAGTTCCTTCTGTTAAATCAGAAGTAGATTTAGTAGCAAGCCTAGTATCAAAATCTGAATTAGCTCTTGCGGTTGTGTAATAGAGGTTAGTACCTTCTGTTAAGTCAGAAGTAGTTTTACCGCTAAATGCTGAATCAAATCTAGCTGTTGTGTAATAAAGATTAGTTCCTTCTGTTAGATCGCTTGTGCTTTTACCGCTAAATGCTGAATCAAATCTAGCTGTTGTGTAATAAATATTAGATGCACCCTCTGAAAGATCATCAGTATCATGATTAGCAATACTAGATACTGTTCCTGTAACATTGCCCTCAAAAGTTCCTGCAACAAAAGTTTCTGAACCTACAGTCCACTTATCGTCTGTTTCATTCCAGATAAGAGTTTTATTAGTTGCATCTCCTCTTTCAATTTCTATGCCTGCATTTTCACTAGGTGTTCCTGTGGCATTAGAATTAAAGAGAATAATATTGTCTGCAAGATTAATAGTTTCAGTGTTGATAGTAGTAGTAGTTCCTGAAACAGTTAAGTCTCCAGATACTATGACATCACCAAAGGTTACATTGTCAGAAGTTCCAACCGCCTGACCAATAGATATTTCACCAGTGCTATTGTTATAAGTAACTCCTGTGCCACCAGATAACAACCCTCTTACTTCACTATCTGTTCTTTCAGTAAATGACATAACTCCAGTTGTAGAGTTATAGGATAAATCTCCTGAAGCAGATATTAATCCCCTGACTTCTGCATCGGTTCTTTCTGTAAATGATATTACTCCTGTGGTGGAGTTATAAGATAAATCACCTGATGCACTTATAGCAGCTCTTGCTCTTGCATCAGTAAAATATAAATTAGTTCCCTCAGTTAAGTCTGAAGTTGATTTACCGCTAAAAGCAGAATCAAATCTTGCAGTTGTATAGTAGAGGTTTGTACCTTCAGAAAGATCTGAGGTTGAATGATTGGCTATGCTAGAAACTGTACCAGTAACATCACCAGTCAAATCTGCTGAAACTGTATTAAAGGTAACATCAGCAGTTATGCCAACATCTTGACCAATAGCTAAAGTAACCCCATTGCCTGAAGCAGTAGAGGTAACACCTGTACCGCCAAGCACAGAAAGCTCTTCAGAATCTAAGTCTATAGAAATGCTTGTAGTGCCATCTGTGAGGTCTAAATCTTGAGCTGTTACCTGTGCATCAACATAAGTTTTAATCGCCTTAGAGGAAGCTAGAGTATCGTCTGAAGCAGAAACAGATGTGAGATCTGTGTCCAGAACTCCTGATTTTAAGTTATCTACTTCTAAGTTAGAAATAGTATTGCTATCTGCATCTATAGTTTTATTTGTTAGTGTCTGTGTATCAGTAAGAGTTACAACTGAGCTATCAATAGCAATAGTTAATGTATTTAAAGCACCGCTAGTATCTATACCATTGCCACCTGCAATAGTAAAAGTTTCAGAATCTAAGTCTATAGATAAAGCTCCACCTGTGTCGCCTTGAAAGTCCAGATCTTGAGCTGTAACTTGACTATCTACATACGCTTTAATTGATTGTTGTGTAGCTAATGCAGAAGCAGAATCAGAAGATAAATCGTCTTCATCTAATATTGTTGTAACTGTTTCACCAGAACTAAAAGAAAGAGAAGTAATGGTATTAACTGTGCCACCATCAATATCTACAGTGTTTGAGGTGGTTATTGATACTGGTAAAGTAATCCATGCATTATCAGCACTGTTTCGCATTTTGAGTAGATTATTAGTTGTATCCACCCAAAGCATGTAAGCAGTAGTAGTTGTTGGTTCTGTAGCTGATGCATTGTTAGAAAGTATTGCTGATAGAGCATTATTTAAGTCTGCTCTAAAATTAGCACCAGTCTGATTTGCTATATTATAATCGTGAGTTGCCATTTAAAATCCTCTTCCCCTATTGTAGTTTATGTTGGTTGTGTAGGAAATACTACATCATCAATATTGTCGTTCTCTGTGTATTGAGATGGTAAATCTCTTAATGTTTGTCTATAAGTTGCCCATTCTGCTTTTTTTGCATCAGATAATGGTGAATCAGGCATTTGAGTCCAGTCAGATCTTCTTAGTCTAAGATCTCTGTAAATTCTTAATTCTTCTAATACTGGAAGAATCGAATCATTATTACCATTGACTATTTCGCCATCAATAACTTTAGAATTTTGTATTAGTTCAGGATGACCTTCTATCCATTGCAAACCATCTTCAGGACAAGAAGCATCCTCAAGACCTTCTTGCACTGTTTGGCAATGTTTTATATTGCCTTCTGAATCGTACCAACTAATTTGCTTCATCATTTGTAGTTCACTATAACTTGTATGCCACTTATTCCATAACTTCTAGTGCTATAAAGCACCCCAGTTCCATTGGTTTGTAGCGTTACTCTATATTGATAATAATAATCTGCTGTATAAGCATCGTTAGCAATAATAGACTGCAATGCTTCCCCTGTTTCACCCCTTGCTCTAATAGTTGCAATGGTTGAATAACTAGCAGAACTTACACCACCGCTAGTTGATGCACTTCTTCTTTGTACTTGCAGCTCACACCAATCAGCAGTAGAGCTTCCTGAGTTAGCATTGATATAAGTATTTCCAATTATAAAAAATGTATTGCCTGTAGTAGATGGTGCTTGAAATACACCTGTAGTAACAATAGCTGTTTGAGGTAGATTATCTACATACCAATATCCTATACTGCCTGTAGCAGTTGCAAATACTGAAGTAGCTCTGTCAATTAGTTTTGGTGTGGTAACAGCATCAGTGGCTAGTTGAGTTGTAGCTACACCACCGCTTTTTATTATTAATTGACCACCACTATTTTCTAAAGTAATTCCATCTATATTTAATCTTGATGCAGATAAAGTTCCTGTATTTATATTCGTAGCATTGATGTTATTGATAGTTAGAGTAGAAGCATCAATAGTTCCTGCTGTTAGTGTTCCAACATTAGCGGTAATAGATGAAAGAGTTGTTACATTTATCTTATCTGCTGTAACTGCATTAGCAGATATTTCTGATGATGTGATTGCATTAGCAGCAATTTGGCTTGCAGTTATTGTATCGGAAGCTATTTCTGAAG